ATGAAAAATATATGTCAAGATACTGCTCAAGTGAATGTCAAAAAGAAGATGAGTTGTTAGCCACTCACGAAAAAGGCTAATTTTCATTTTGTAGTTTTTTTAGTTAATTTTAGGGCAGTCTTAATGACTGCTCTTTTTTTTATAAACTCTTTTAACAAATACGTTATATAAATATGAAATTAAAATTACAAATACCTGATTCTTTAAATGATATTACTTTAAGTGATTTTCAGAAATTTAATAAGGTAAATACAGAAGAGAATTTTAATTCTGTTTTTTTAATGCAGAAGAAAATAGAAATATTTTGTAAAGTCGATTTAAACCTAACATTAAATATAAAGTACAAAGATCTATTAGAGATCAGTAGTCATATAGATGATGTGTTAAATACAGACATAGATCTAATTCCTGTGATTAAGCTAGATGATATTGAGTACGGATTTATTCCGAAATTAGATGACATAAGTTTAGGAGAGTATATTGACCTTGACAACTATTTAGGTAATTGGGATGATATGCACAAGGCTCTAGCAGTACTTTACAGACCTGTTGTATACAAGAAAGGGGAAAGATACCTAATAGAAGATTATGATGGCACAAAGTACTCTGAAATAATGCAGAACAGTCCATTAAGTTTATCTATTGGTGCTATGGTTTTTTTTTGGAATTTAAACTCCGAGTTGTTGAATCATACCCTGAGTTATTTGAAGAGTCAACTAAAGACGGAACTGAATCCGATGGAATTACAGGCTTTGGAGCAAAATGGGGTTGGTATCAATCAATCTTTGCACTCGCTGCAGGAAATATTGAGAGATTTGAACATATCACCAAGTTAAAAGCATTAGAATGTTTTACTATGTTAGCTTTTATGAAAGAAAAAAATGAACTAGAATCGAATCAGATTAAAAATATATATAAATGAAAAAGAAACAAAAAAAAGAAGATAGTATCTTTTGTACAGGAAAGAAGTGTCCTTGTAGTATGAAGAAAACACTTGCAGATATTTTTCCAAATCATTTACCAAATTGCTTAACAGATATTGAGTATGATTCAATACAGAGCAAGATAACATCAGAAGAAGAATTAGGACATATTTACGCAAGAGTATTTAATACAGATCCTACATATAATGAAAAGAGATACAATCAGTTAAAGAGAATCGCTAAAGAATACAAATGAGCCAACAAGGAACAAGAGCATTTTATCAAATAATAGAAACAATAAAGACACAGTTGTTAGAAGATCCTAATGTTAATACCGTTACTTTCGGTAATATGAGTGATATTGATTTAAGTAAACAAACAATGTTTCCTTTATCTCATATTGTAGTAGAGGGTGCAACCTTTTCAGATAACATAGTTAGTTTTAATGTTACATTATTATCTATGGATATTGTTAATGTAAGTAAAGAAGAAACTGTTGATGTATTTAGAGGGAACAATAATGAACAGGACATACTTAATACACAGCTTGCAGTACAAAATAGATGTGTTTCTGAATTAAAAAGAGGTGATTTATTTACAGACAAGTATCAGCTTACAGGTAGTGTAACTTGTGATCCTTTTACTGACAGATTTGAGCATTTAGTTGCAGGTTGGGCATCTACATTTAGCATAGAAACACCTAATGATATTTCTGTATGCAATTAATAGACGTAAAAAAGACTATAGAAAAGTTTGCTAGCACTGTTATAAAAGAGGCAAAAGAAAACCTAAAGACAAAAAACTCTTCGGGTACTTTAGCAGATTCGTTAAAATACACTTTTACAGAAGATGAAGAAAGGTTTTTAATTACTTTTTGGAGTGAAGAGTATGGAAAATATGTGGATAAAGGTGTAGAAGGTGCGAAAACAATTTATCAAGGAGACGAAGCACCTATAAAACCCTATGACAGAAAAAGACCATACAAGTACACAAATAAAATACCACCTCCAAGTAAATTAGATAAATGGATTGTAAGAAAAGGTTTAGCACCTAGACAGAAAGGAAAGTTTACAGGCAGAAAAATAGATACAGTAGGTTTTGCAAAATCTATACAATTTTTAATTGCAAAAAGTATTTGGAGTAAAGGGATAAAAGCAAGTAAGTATTTTACAACACCTTTAGAAAACGAATACGAAAAGTTAGGTGAAAACATAATAAAACAATTTTCAATATCAATAGATACAATAGGAGATGAGTCAAAAAATTAACGTAAGAAGTCCATTTTATTTAAACTTGTCAGCACCAACTGTGCCTTTACAGGAATTTACTTGTTCAACAGCTTTTCCAAGAGGATTAGATGATACAGGATTTGCAATAGATAATCAAGGAATAATAACACCTCCGTTACCAACTTTTGGGATCTTAGATTCGTTTACAAGTACTGATGCAGGTTTTTCTAACGAGAAATATGCTACAGTAACTACAGATACAGTAAGAACAATAACAGCAAGAACAAGAATCCCTGATGGATTTAGTAACACAGATAGTGTTTATAAAGACTGTGTATTAACAGCTACACAGCCCGGTACTACTTCTAGTGTAGTAGAACCAACAGTTTGTACAGGAGGGCCAACTACTACAGGATCAATATCTGCAGAATCTTTAGACACAGGTGGTAGTTCTACAACAATTAATCTCAGTAATTATTTTAATAATGAAACAACTTACGCAGTAAGTAATTCTAAACCTACTTTAGTAACTACAAGTATATCGGGATCAAACTTAATTATTAGTTCAAATACAATCGGAGGATCAGTTACTATTTATGCAATTGGTCGAGATGCAAGTTACCCTACAACCTGTGAAGCAGTACAGTCAATATCTGTTACAGTTAATTTACCTGCAGGAGCACCTAATTACGATTGTAACACTTCTCCATTATCAGGAGGAGCTATAAGCGCAGATGGAACATTAACAAATCCAACTACAACAGGAACAATTACAGGAAGTTCACCTTCTACAACAGCAAATACTACAGGAAGTGCTAGAAATGTTACATTAACATTTAGTATTACAGTACCTGCAGGATATCCTAATGCAGCAGCAACAATTACTTGTGATAAAACATTTTCACAACCTGCACAAAATGTATTAGAAGATTTTAGTTGTACTAAAGCAGGATTAACAGGGCAATCTATAAGTAAGAACGGATCAATAAAAAAAGGTTCAACTGCAGAAGGAACTATTGTTGATTTTTCTCCTATTGGATTTGATCCTGTTGATTCAGATACAACTAGAACAGTAAACTTTACAATACAAATACCAAGCGGATATAATAATGCAGGAAGTAATTTACCTAGTGCTTGTTCAAGAACTATAGTACAACCTGCTACTGTAGGGGATTGTGGTACGAATGAATTTTATATTAGCACAGGAAAACAGTCACCCGGAGATTTTTGTGACAATACCTATTCAGCATCTGTTTTAACAAATTCTACAGCTACTTCAATTACAGGATTAATGGGAAGTAAAATATGTAAGAATGGCACTCCTTTTAATGGTCGTTTATTATATTATGGAGTTTTGGCAGGTTATGCTGCACGAGGTATTGGTGTTGGTGTAGGGGATTTTTATTTAATTCAAATAGATACTACAGGAATAGTTTTATCAGTAGAAATACACACTTGTAGAACAGGTGGTAAAGGAACGGGATCAATAATATTATAAGTTATGGCATTAAAAAGAATAGAATTAGATTTATACATCTACGAAGGGATATTACAAACAAACAAACCTAACACTCCTCAGTATCAGATTAACAAAAGCAGAATAGACACTCATTCTAAAATAACACTAGAAATAGGTGAATTAATTAGAGATTATTTAACTGTTTCTTTTAATGACGATTATAATAGTAACACAAGATGGGTTGAAGCAGATGTTACATATTTTGATACTGCAGATCAGCCTTTTACTTATAGTAATCCTCAAGTATTTTCTTTTATTGCATTAGATGGTTATGGATACTTTGAAGATGAAACGAATCCTGAATTACAAAGACACGCTTTAATAAGTGCAGACAATATATATTTACCTGAATCTACAGCAGGTAAGTTTCCGATTTTTGCAGAAGGTGTAGGTAAGGTTACTATTGATTCAACAGATACAGAAATAACTGACAGCGGTAACACTAACCAAAAAATACAGTATATAGATATACCTGCTAACAGTAGCACTATTAAGGTTTATGATACGGATGACACTACACTATTAAAAACAGTAAAAGTAACTAATGTATGTGAGCCTAAATTTACACCCCTAAAAATTACTTTTGTAAATAAGTATGGAGCATTTCAAGATCTATATATGTTTAAAAGGTCAAATGAAACTTTACAAGTAACTAGCGATCTGTTTAAAAGTAATACAATTGCAAATTCTACAGCAACATACAAAACTTACGAAGGCCAAAGAAATAGGTATAATGTTAATGGCAATACTTCATTAGTTCTTAATACAGGTTTTGTTGTAGAAGATGTAAATAAAACTATTGAGGAGTTGTTTCTAAGCGAAAATGTTTGGATACGATATGAAAACAAAACATTACCTATATTACCACAAACAAAAACATTAGATTTTAAAACAGTTTTAAATGACAAACTAATAAATTATACTGTAAACTTTGATTTTGCATTTGATAAGATAAATAACGTACGCTAATGGTTCAACTCCAACTTTACATAGAGGGGCAAGAAGTAGAAATGTTTAAAGACGAATCTTTTAGTCTGACACAGAATATACAAGACATAAAAGACATATCTAAAATTTTTACAGATTACTCAAGAACATTTAATGTACCTGCTTCTAAGAGTAACAACAAATTGTTTAAACACTTTCATAACTTTAATATACTTGGATTTGATGCTAGAAAAAAGAAAGATGCAACCCTATTAATTAATTACAAGCCTTTTAAAGAAGGTAAAATAAAACTTGAAGGGGTACAGCTAAAAAATAACGAACCGACTTCTTATAGGCTAACATTTTACGGAAATACAGTTAATTTTAAAGATGTTTTAGGAGAAGATATGTTAAGTGGTTTAGTAAACTTATCTTATTTTAATTTCGATTATACTGATGCAAATATAGAGTTGTATTTAACTGATGGTTTAGATAAAGAATTTTTTGGAGATACAATAAATGATGCTTTAATTTTTCCTTTAATTACTACAAATTCTAGGTTAATATACGATTCAAGTGAATCTAATACAGATACAATAAAAAATGCAAATCCTTATGGATCTAGCGTAGATGTAGGAGTACCACTTAATGAACTAAAACCTGCTATTAGACTTTATACTATTATAAAAGCTATAGAAGCACAATATGATAATATAACATTTAGTAAAGATTTTTTTAGTCAATCTAATTTACCTTTTTACGACTTATATCTATGGTTGCATAATAAAGAAGGCAGATTATTTTTAGATCAAAACGCACAGTATTTAGTGTCAGGGTTTACTCCAATAGAAGGTGGTTCAAGTGTTATATCAGGATTTAAAGGTGGTAGTTTTGTTAATGAATTTAATGAAAAAGATTCTACAAGAGAATTAAGAATATTTGTAAACCCTAATGTTGATGCACCTTATAATTTAGTAATAAAAAAAGATGGAGAACAATTTGAAAAATTCGAAAATCTATCAGGCAGCACAATTAATGGACAGCCAAGCAAAGCAGATAACATTGAAATTCCTAATGGCACTTACACTTTTTATATTGAAACGGAATCTACAAGTTCTTATACAGTAGATGTTAGAATTATAAATGACAAGAAAGGGTTATTTGCAGGTAAAGATGAAATTCTTTACAGAGGGTCAGCAGCTTTAAGCACAAATAAAGTAGTAAACATACCTAGTCTTGTACCTAAAATGAAAGTTATTGATTTTTTAACAGGGTTATTTAAAATGTTTAATTTAACTGCTTATGTAAATATAGATAACGAAATAGTTGTACAGACATTAGATGAGTTTTATAGCAGTAGCACAAAGGTTTGGGACATAACTAAGGATTTAGACAAAAAAGATAGTGTTATTAATGCAGTCTTACCTTTTAAAGAAATAGATTTTAAATATACAGGAACAGATACATTTTTAGCTAATAACCACAAAGAATTAGCATCTAAAGATTGGGGCAGTTTATCTTACAGAGATGGAGATAAGTTTGACGGAAAAAATTACAGCGTAGAAATACCTTTTGAGCATATGAAGTTCGAAAGATTATATAGAACTACAGCAGGAGT